AGGTTGATTCTTCACTTTTGAGATGTAGAACTATACCTGGTTACTAATTTAAGTCGATTTAATTTCATTATTTTGCATTTATTTTAGAGCGCATGAAGCTCACTGAATAAGGTTTCAGTCAATTCCTTTTCAGCTCTTATTTTATAAGATATAAATATTTTCATTATTTTGAAAAATAACGTAATAAATTTCAGTATTATATATGTGTGTAGGCCGGTACCGAATGGGTAAAACCGATGTCCTGATCATTATATATTCTATTGCTTGTAGAACACTATATGACCGAATTTGAAGAATAGGGTTAAGAAAGTTCCCCGTTCTACCAATAACAATAAACCACCCTTCATGAAATAAAAGTTACTTACAGAAAATAAACGAATCATTGGTGGTAATATTGACAAGATGGGTTTTATTTTAAGAAAAATAGACCCATTCTCCGCAAAGGAGACGCAGCGAATTAAATTTCAACGCAAAAAACACAACGAGCGCGAAGCAGCTCGCAGACCTTTTAAAAAGAATAAGGTTTGGAAAAATTCGCAAAAATGGAAACAAGAGTTTGGAACTCTTCCAGAATTGGATATTATTTCCGAAGAGTCTTTTCAGCCACATTTTGGCTTGGAGACTATTTCAGCAGCATCATTTGCGATTGATGCTTTGGCAAAATTTGCCGATATTAATATCCCAGAGAGGGTATTAAGAGAAGTAGAAGGTGTTATTCTTCTCCTCTTAAATCTTTCTCAACAAAAAACACCGTTGGGTGTCATTACTTCAGTTTTGACTTGGGCCCAAGGTCGTACTACGAAATCACTTTTTAAGATAGTGAAAGGATTTGTTGAGGAACTTCTCGTCTCACCACAATCGAGCGCAACTCCAGATTGGTTAGATTGTCTTCGTGACATCCGCCAGGATTGGAAATTGTGTAAGGCTAATAGAGCATTCTCACAAGTATCAAAACTTCTCGGATGTCTCGTTATGCTTGGTTTGTGTGACGTTTCGTCACTTGAATTTAATCTTGGCGAATTTAAAATCTTTTCACCAGATCTTGTTGATAGGCACACAACTGCGTTGGATATTGCGGATGCTATATTTGAGACAGTCATTTTCTTTACTGAAGGTGCTTATTTGTGCTATCAATCAGGGTCATTGAGACCATTTCTTGTTAACGATAGGACTGCCATGGAACTTGATCAAGAGTTTGCTCAGATCATGGCATGGTATGATTTAGTCAAGAATGGTAATCTTAAGAAATTTGCACAAGTATCAGACCAAGAGTTTGGGAAACGCCTAAATAGGTTATCCACGTCTCTCTTAAATTTATCTCAATCCTTACGGGGACCTGAGAAGAGATTAGTCATGGACAAATATCAGAAAATTTTGATTGTGCAGAATGACTTTGTTGCCATGAAGATTTCATCAGGAGTTCGTCATGCCCCTTGGGCTATCGAACTTTTTGGAGAGAGTAGTCAAGGTAAAACTACGTTTGGAGATCAGCTTGTTGATGCTGTTCTCGCGAGTCAAAATTTACCTACGGGTAAAGAATTTCGTTGTGCATATAATGCAGGTGACAAATTTATGTCCAATTGGACCACTGATAAATTAGTGATGATTTTTGACGATATTTCGAATGATAAAGCGAATTTTGTTGAGAGACCACCAACAA